CTGCAACGGACCACCTAACAGGGGGGATCGCATAACCCCCAACAAAGGGGGAATGCACACCCCCCCATCGGGGGGCTCTGCGCACCCCCATTTTAGGGGGTCTATAACCCCCGTTGCGAGGGGGCCACTGGTGGGGGGGCCACCCCCCCTACCCCACCCCCGGGGGGCGGTTCCTTCCGCCGTTTTTCGGCCCTCGCCTCCGGCTACGAACTCCACACCTACATCGAATCCGTGCGCGCCACCACCCCCCTGGACAGTGGCCGTGGGCGAGCCCTGGAGGCCGCCAGAAGCTCGTGCGCGAGGTAATTGGTGTCCGCGACCCTCGAGCCTGGAGCGTGTCCTAGATGCGTGCTGGCGTCTCCTCGGACCTGCAGCTCGACGTCCGTCGCACTGCCCCGTCGAAGAAACTTCCACGTACCAGGCCGAATCCTGGCCGCCGCCACGAGCCGGCGGAACTGTTGCAGGAATGCCTCCTGCGTCGCCGGCCACGGCGTCGCGAGCGGCCGGGGACACGACCGCAGCGTGTCCTCGAGCACCGCCAGCGTCGTGTCCGACAGTCCGCAGCTCACCGGCCGACGGGTCTTCGACTGCACGACCGTGAACCTGCCCCGGCGTGCGTCGTCAGACCGCAGCGCGATCTGGTCCGACCACCGGAGTCCGGTGTCCCACGCTATGCGGATCGCAAGATCCCACCAAGTCGGCCGCGGCAGGCCGCACCGATGCGTCCGCGGCAGATCGCGGCAGGCGACTAGCAGTCGCTCCACCTCCTCGAGCGTCCACGCCTCGGTCGCCCGCGGGATCTGCTTCACCGGCCGCACCCGGCGAGTCGGGGCCGCGACCAGGCCGTCGTCTGCGGCACTGCGCCAGAGCACGAGCACCTGGCTCCTCTTGCTCGCGGCGGTCGCCGGCGACACCTCGGCCGCGTAATCGCGGAGCCACCTCGACACGAGCTCGGGCGTGAGCTCGGCAACCGTCACGCGGCGGCCGGCCCAGCGGTCGAGCGCGGCGACGGCCAGCTCGTACTGGCGAACGGTCGCGGCGCGGACGTCGCGATAGAGCGCGTAGGTGCCGACGTAGTCCGCGAGCGAAGGAGAAACCGCGACCATCTCAACCAGCTCTGTCGAGCGACGCTGCCAGCCTGGCGAGCGACGCCCTTACGGGTGTGTACCTCCTCCTTGGCGGTACAAGGGCGATGTGTACTTTCAGTCAAAAATTTTTACACCCCCCCGGAACAACCGGCATTTCCGCTACGGATCCCGCACCTGGCGGAACCCGTACCGCTCCAACGCTGCGGTCATGCTTGCCGCAAACTCAAGAACGCTCTCCTCCGCGATATCCGGCCACCGCGCGTGAAACACCTCGTGGAGGATCGTGTCCATGAGGTCGCGACCGGCCAGCTCCCGGGACAACCGGATCTCGCGCTTGTCGTAGTCGCATTCGCCATACGCGCCCCGCAGCTTGCAGAACCGCACCCGCCACCGCTGCCCGCCAATCACCACCTCGTTTTTCGCGGCCATGCGTCCCACCTGACTTCGGTAGAGCGTCGGTCTACGGAACCGAAGGTTGCAGGTTCGAGCCCTGCCGGGTGTAGTGATCCCTCGACAGGGTAGTCGGGGGATGGCACAGACGCAAGGGATTATTCGATGCCACGCCCACCGAAGTCCAAGCACGCCGGCGGTCGGCCCCGCACCCGCCCCGTATCTGCGATAGGGCGCACGATCGTGGCGCTCGCCACACGCCGGGGGATGACGCTGGACACCCTGTCCGAGGCTTCCGGCGTCAACCTCTCGACGCTCTACCGGATCGTGGCCGGCGCCCAAGACCCCAAGCTCACGACCGCGGCCGCGATCGCCGACGCCCTCGGCGTGACGCTCAACCAGCTCGCGGCCGGCCACGCGGCCGAGCACCGCACGAGCGCCTAGTTCGCCAGGTTCGCCTCGAGCATCGGCAGGAGCTGCCTGCCACGCTCGACCGCCGTCCCGTCGAAGCACCGCCGGCAGCGCCCGCAGACGCCGGTAATGTCGTCTGCCGCGTTGAGCGGGCAGTGGTCCGTCCCGAGCTCTGCACCGCCCGGGTCGTACCCGTCGAAGAACGTCACCGGCGCGAGGCCGGCCGGCACCTCTTCACCGGGCGCGCCCTGGTACGACCAGAACCACTGGCCGCCGTAGCCCAGCATCCCCGCGGCTCGCTTCCACGACGATCGGTCGATCGAGAAATGCACGTAGACGTTCGCCGCCGGGCGTATCGACGTCGCGAGGTCGGGTAGCCGCGTCACGACCCAGTGGAGCAAGAGCGGCTGCAGCTCGGCGGCGCGGTTGATCGCGGCCACTGACTCGGGGAACAGGTCGCCGCCCCCGTTCCACCTCACGAATTCGATGCGGTGGCGAGCCGCCCACACGCACACGCGAGCGGCGAACCCGGCCGGGTCGGCCACCGTCGAGCGATAAACGCGCCACTGCTTCTTGATCGCTCCCGTCCAGGTGCTCGGTCCGCGACCGAAATAGCAGGTTTCGACGCACACGCTCGTCGGCGCGCACGTTTCGGCGATCGGGTAATTGATCGAGTACCCGGTGACGCGGTTCGTGGAAAACGGCGACTCGTCGTCGGCGAGCTGCTCGTGGGACTCGAGGTCCGACGTCTTTTCCGCGAGGGACTTGTAGTTCACCGCGACACCTCACGAATTGCGTTTTGCGGGCTAAATGGCCTGTTTTGGCACGCACGCAAATTACTCTTGACCGCCGTTTGCGTCCATGCCAAAACCATGCACGCCCGTGGACGGATGCCGCGGGAGACAGAGGGCCACGAGTCATGGAGCGACCACATGAGCCAAGCGCCGAAAGCGATGCCTACGCCCTGCGAGATACGCGAGCAGGCGCGCCAGATCCGCAAGTCGTGGACGCCGTCCGAGCGGCGACGTCGGCGGACTTTCTCGCGTTGGAGAGTGCAGATCGTGTCGGAGAGCCTATTTCGCGGCGGTGGGCCGGCGTATGCACGCTCGTAGCACGACACTGCGAGACGATGGTGGGACGCGCGTACCGATTGGCGTCCGCCGAGGCTCGCTACGACCTCGCGGTCATCGACCGCATGGCGATCGACCAGAGGATCGCGATCGGTGACCGCGAGGCGCTCTACGACGCGGTGCGTGAGCTGCAGGGGAAGCTCGACCAGCTCGCGGACCGCATCGACAACCTGCTCACGGATGGCAGGCACCTGGCGGCGATGAGGGAGATGCGTCGCCGACGCACGGAGGCTCGCGGTGAGGATGCCGCGGCAGTTGACTGCACCACGGAGGGCTAGGTCGCGGGCGCCGCACGGAGGCGGCGCTGCGGCTTTCTCATGCTCGTGCTCGGACGCAAGAGCGGTCAGACGATCACCTTTCCAGACCTCGACATCGAGGTCGCGGTGGTCAGCATCATCGGCGACAAGGTGCGAATCGGCATCGTCGCCCCGGCAACTGTCCGCATCCTGCGGACCGAAATCATGGAGAGGTACCACGACGATGCCATTGAAGAGGCCGAGGCCGGCGACGCCTGACGAGCGACGCCAGACCCGCGCGCGGGAGAAGGCGACCATCGTTCGCGGGTTCAACGCGCTCGCGGCGTTTGTCCGCTCGCTCGAGCCGATGGGTGTAGGCACCTACAGATCAACGCTCGGGGCTGCGGCGCGTGCCGCAGCCATTGAAGCGATGCTGCCAGCGGAGCAGTGGATCCGCACGAGATGGAACCAGGAGGAGGACGCAGGTGAGTAATTTCAAAGTACGCGCCGCAAGCAGGCGATCGGCGAAAGCGCGGGTGCTCCTGACGTCGCCAAGCGGCGGCGGCAAGACATTCGGCGCGCTCCTGCTCGCCGGCGGGATGGGCTGCAAGAACATCGTGCTGATCGACACCGAGCACTCGTCGTCCGACAAGTACGAAGGGATTCCCGGGATTCCAGATTTTCAAGTCATCGAATTCGACCCGGACTACACGCCCGAGCGGTACTGCGAGGCGATCGATGCGGCCGAGGCGGCCGGCGCCGATTGCGTCATCATCGACAGTACGTCGCACGAATGGGACGGGAAAGGCGGGTGCCTGGAATTAACCGACGAACTCGCGAGGTCGCGGTACCGAGGCAATACCTGGTCGGCCTGGTCGGAGGTGACGCCACGACACCGCAAGTTCGTCGAGCGGATGCTGTCGAGCCGCGCGCACATCATCGCCACCGCGAGGAGCAAGACGGAGACGGCGCAGGTAGACGACGGGCCGGGACGGAAAAAGGTCGTGAAGCTGGGCATGAAGGCGATTGCCCGCGACGGCCTCGAGTTTGAGTTTGACGTCGTGCTCGACATCAGCCACGACGGCCACTTCGCCGTCGCGAGTAAGGATCGCACCGGCGTCTTCTACGGCGATCCCAAACCGATCACCCCGGCGACCGGCCGGCGGCTTGCGGAGTGGCTTGCCGGCGACGCCGGGCTCGTCACGCGCGTTCGCGAGTTCATCCGCAGCGCGACCGACGCAACCGTCGTCGAGAAGGCGAAGGCTCGCATCGCAGAGCTAGAGACGACCGGCAAGCTCGACGCGGAGGTCGCCGCCTCTCTCCGCGATGAGGCAAAGGCGAAGGCGGACACCCTCGGGGTAACAGCGTGAAAGATCGCGAGTCGGCTGGCATGGATGCCGTCGAAACGATCCGGCAGATCAAGGGACTCATAGAGGATTGGGAGAGCGGCGAGGAGAACGCCGCGGTCGTCGTGCTCCGCATATCGGCGGTGCTGGCGGCTCGAGCAACTGGCGACATCGGACCAACATCACCACCGGAGATTCGATCGTGACGCTCAATTTCGCCGAGCTTTGGTCTGGAAAGCTGCAAGACGAGCAGATGCCCGACGGCACCTACACCTGCGAGATCGTGTCCGCAGAACAAGGGAAGTTCTCGTTCAAGTCATGCGCGCGAAACCAGGAAGGCGTGTCGCTGAAGATGCGATTGCAGGCGCTTGGGTACGCGGAGATCGAGGAGATTCTGCCGGCGCACCTCAAGGACGTCGTGCTTTCGCTCTGCTCGGCGGCGGGCGTGCAGCCGCCCGACGGCACGCCGTGGGATCCGGCCCAGCTCGTCGGTCGCCGCGTCACGGTCAAGGTGAAGCGCCGCGTCGCGAAGAGCGGCCGGGAGTACTGCGCGATCGTCGAGTACTTGCCGGCGCAGACTCCGCTGCCGGCTGCTCCGTTCGACACGCCGCCGGCCCGTCCTCGGAGTCAGGCGGCGAAGTCGAAGGCCGATTTCGCGGCGAGGCAAGACCCTGACGACGTCCCATTTTGAGCGAGGCGACCAATGAAGCTGTACCGAGCGGAGCACTTTCACAATTTCGACGACACCGGCATCCGATTTCACATCGCGACCGCCGAAGACGTTGAGGTCGGTGGCGTCACGCTGGTGAAGCGCGGCGTCGCCCTTTACCTGCCAGAAGAACGCCAGCGCTGGCACGATACGCAGGCGGATGCGTTTGACCAGGCTGCGGCAATGGCCGAAACGCTCGCGGCGGCCCTTTTGGTGCAGGCGGCGACATACCGGGGAAAGGCACAGGAATCACGGGAGGCGGCGTCGTGATCGCATGGATGCGAGGAATCCTGGCGGCACCCGGCGACGCTGCTCGTCTGCGCCGCGAGCTGCAAGAACTCGAGGCCGAGGTGCGGAGGAAGCAGGTGGAGATCGACGAGCTGTCGTCTGCGGTGCAGCACTGGCGGCGACTCGCGGCGGCCCTGCGCGACGTCAACGTAGACCTCGACACGAAACTCAACTCGTTGCAGGGGGGATCGTGAGCGACTACTTCCCCGAGCCGGAGGTCGCGCTGCCACTGTTTGCGGCGGCGGGCCGCGCCGCAGCCGAGTCGTGTGCCGCGAAAGCGGCTCGCGTGTCGGCGTTTGACCACGACGCAGCCTGCGGCGTGATCCTCGACACGCTGCGGGCCTCGGCGGTGCCGATGACCGGCGAGTCGCTCGTCGATCTGTGCGTGTCGCGTGGCATCAAGCCGCACGACCAGCGGGCATTCGGCAGCGTCTTCGGCACGCTCGCCCGCCGCGGCGCGATCGTCGCCGTGGGCTACGCGCCACGGCGGAAGGGACACGGCACCAGCGGCGCGAGGCTATGGGCGGCGAAGTAGTTGGAGCAAGCGTTGCACCAGGAAACATGGAGAGAGCGCCAGCACCGCGAGGAGATCGCAGCGCGGCGCAAGCAGGACGAGCAAAACCGCGATGAGCAAATGGAACAGTGCGTCATCGCATATGTGAGCTGGGTCCGCGATTTCGGGCCGAAGTCTTTTGAAGAGTTTTGTAGGGATTGGTTTCAGCGTCCGCACTAGGCGAAATGGAGTTCGCGAATGGACCGCGTAGACGTCTATATGCCGCTGTACGTGCGGGACTTTCTGACCGCCACGATCGGGTGGACCGCCGAGGAGCGCGGCCATTACCTCGTGCTGTTAATGCTGCAGTGGGACCGCGGGGCGCTGCCCGTCGAGCTCGACGGCCTGGAGCGACTGTCGCCTGGCGTCTCCAAGTGCTGGGCAATCGTCGAGCCGAAGTTCCCCGTCAACGCAGACGTCGGGCGGCAGAACCCGAAGCTCGAGGAACACCGGGCGAGGTGCCTTGAGCTTAAAAGCCGCCGGTCGCAGGCTGCGCAGTCTGCGGCGACCAGGAGATGGTCTGGCGATGCGTCACGCATCGCAAACGCATCGCAAACGCATCGCAAACGCACAGCAAAAATATGCCATCCAACGTCAACTCCAACTCCAACGTCAACTCCAGAAGGAGAAGACATTCAACCGGCTGCGCCGGTTCCCACGAGCAAGCCGGCTTCGCCGTCTGGCTCGCGGGCGAAGCCTGTCGTGTCGTGGTCTGCGGAAGCCGGGTGGGAGGGCATCAGCGACGCAGATCGTTCGGAGTGGCGTGACGCCTACCCGGGCGCGGTCCTCGACCAGGAGCTCGCGAAGGCCACCTCGTGGCTGCGGGCGAACCCCCAGCGGTGCGGGCGTCGCAACTGGCGGCGGTTCCTCGTGGGGTGGCTGCAGCGCTGCCAGGACAAGGGCGGGACGAACCGGGAGGCCGGCAATCGCCCCGCAGGCCCGCCCCCCGTCGATCCGACGCGCCGGCGGTTTTACCGATCGGACGCCGGCAGGAGCATGACGGACCGCGAGTACGAGGCGTGGAGGCGAGACGGTGCCGGCGGCGTCGTGACGGCTCTCGCGGCATCTCTATCGCTCGGGGGTGAGGCATGACGAACACGACCTGGCACCGGCAAAACACCGCGGTATGGCAGGCCATTCTCGCGCCGGCATTACCGCGCAGCCGGCCCGTCAACTGGCTCGAGGCCGGGAGCTACTCAGGCGGCAGCGCCTCGTGGGTGGCCGAGCACCTCCTGGGCTCCGACGGGACGATCACCTGCATCGACACATGGGGCGACGCGGAGGTCGAGGCGGCGTTCGATGCGTGGGCGTCCACGATGGAAGGCAGGGTCGTCAAGCGCAAAGGCCGCACGCAGGACATTCTGCCGACCCTGGATCGCGAGTCATACGACGGCGTGTACATCGACGCGGACCACGACGCCTCGGCGGTGCTGCGTGACGCGGTGCTGGCCTGGCCCCTTGTGCGGGTCGGCGGATTCATCGTGTTCGATGACTACCAGTGGACCCATCCCAACCACAAGGTCGGTCAGCTCGCGCCATCGATCGGAATAGACGCATTCTTATCGGCGTATCGTCTGCAGGTCGTGCAACTTCACTGCGGCACGCAGGTCATTGCGCGAAAGCGCCGCGCTAACAACCACGCATGGTGATCGCATGGGGAGAATGAGCCGCGAAAAAGGAAAGGCCGGCGAGCGCGAATGCGCCGCCGAGGTGACGCCGTTGTTTGGGCCTGCTCGCCGCGGCGTCCAATACGCCGGCGGACCCGAATCGCCCGACGTCCGCCTGTCCGATTCAGACCTACACATCGAGGTAAAGCGTGTCGAACGCCCGTCGCTATGGCAGTGGGTCACCCAAGCGCGACGCGACGCCGCCGGCCGGCCGTGGTGCATCTACACGCGAAAGAATCGCGAGGAACCGCTACTGATCATCCCGCTCGCGCACATGGTCGAGGTGGCGCGGCAGGTCGTGCTGCACAACGGCATGGGCGAGTACGCAGAGCAGCATGACCCAGTCGCCGACGGATGGGTCGGCAAGGACGGAATGCCGTGAACGACCAGGCACGAGAAAGGCTGGAGCGGCGCCGCGCCGGCACTGTCGCTCGGGGCCGCGCAACCACTGCCCGCGGGGCGGACGTCGGCGCCATACCGGGCGTCGGCGACCAGGCTCGTCGCGACAGGTGCGAGCGTGACCTACTTGCGTTTCTGGTCGAGTACTTCCCCAACTCGACCGGACTATCGCCGTTCTCCGACGACCACCGCCGCGTGATTGGACGCATTCAGGACTGCGTGCTCCGCGGCGGGCGATTCACCAACGCGGTGTATCGGGGCTTCGCGAAATCGACGATCTCCGAGCTGTCGCTGATATGGGCGGTCATCTACGGGCATCGCAAGTTCGGCGCGATTTTCGCGGCCGAAGCGAGCCTCGCCGACAAGGCGATCACATCGATCAAGACGGAGCTCTCGGACAACGACCTGCTCCTGGCCGACTTCCCCGAGGTGTGTGTCCCGGTACGCGCGCTCGAGGGCAAGCCGCAGCGATGCAGCTCGCAGACGGTCAACGGGCAGCGGACCCACATCGGGTGGAAAAAGGACACGATCGTGTTCCCGACGGTCGCCGGCTCGCGGGCGGCCGGCTCGATCGTAATGTCGAAGGGGCTCGGCGGCTCAATCCTCGGCCTGCGGTGGAAGTCGCCCGACGGCCGGCAGCTCCGGCCGGATTTTGTGCTCGTGGACGACCCGCAGACTCGCGAGAGCGCGCGTAGTCCGATGCAGTGCGAGACGCGGCTTGAGATTCTGACAAAGAGCGTGCTCAAGCTCGCCGGTCACCAGACGTCCATCGCGTGCGTCGTCAATGCGACGGTGATCGAGCACGACGATATGGTCGATCAATTGCTTGACACGGCCCGCTACCCGGCGTGGCAGGGCGAGCGGATTCCGATGGTGCGTCAGTGGTCCGAAGTCCACGAAACAATGTGGCTCGACAAGTACCGCGAGCTTCGCTGCTCATTCGCACCGGATATCGTCGGCGACCAAGCACGCGCCCACGCAACCGCGACGGACTACTACCTGGCGAACAGGGAGCAGATGGACGCCGGGTGCCAAGTCTCGTGGGCCTCGTGCTTCGACCCGGAGAGGGAGCACAGCGCGATCCAGCACGCATACAACGCGCTGATCGACGACGGCGAGGACGTATTCGCGAGCGAGTTCCAGCAACAACCGCTCCGCGACGAGGCGGCGACGCGGTCGATCTCGACGGAAGACGTCCGCTCGCACGTTATCGAGGTTCCGCGGTGGGTCGTGCCTCGCGGATTGAACACGCTCACGGCGATGATCGACGTACAGGAAAAACTCCTCTACTGGGCGGTGCTTGCCTGGGGACACGAGATGCGCGGCCACATCGTCGCGTATGGCACGTACCCCGACCAAAAACGCACCTATTTCACTTTGCGAGACGCGAGAAAGACGCTCGCGAAGGCCGCCGGCGTGGCGGGCGTGGAGGCCGGGATCCTCGCCGGCCTTGAGGCCGTGGCCGCGGAGCTGCTCGACCGCGTCTACATTCGCGAGGACGACGCCGCGGAGCTGCGGATTTCGCAAGCGCTTGTGGACGCCAACTGGGCGCAGACCCAAGGCACGGTGAGGGACTTCTGTCGGCGCAGCTCGTGGGGGCCGCGCATCATGCCGACGCACGGCCGGTTCGTCGGTGCGTCCAGCTCGACGCTCAGTGACAAGCGACCCGATAAGGGCGAGCGGGTCGGGTTCAACTGGCGCACCAGCACGATCGGCAGACTGCGCCACCTCCTCTTCGACACGAACTCGTGGAAGACGTTCGTCTCGAGCAGAATCCGCACGCCGCTCGGCGACCCGCAGTCCCTGACGATCCACGCCGGCTCGCACCAGATGCTCGCCGAGCAACTGTCGAGCGAGGTGCCTGTGAGGGTCGAGAGCAAAGAGCGCGTCGTCGATGAATGGCGGCTTGTGCCTGGACGCGACAACCACTGGCTCGACTGCATCGTCGGCGCCGCGGCCGGCGCTTCATTCACCGGCATATCGGCCACGGGCGCCGAGCTGCGACCACCTCCGCAGCGTCGCACGATCTCACGAGAAGAAATGGCCGCGCGACGGGCCGAGCTTATGCGTCGCCAGGGAGGATTGGGATGAGCGAGCCGCGGCGGTTTGAGGAGGCAGTCCGCTTTCAGCGCGAGTACGACAGTGCCGAGCGGCGCAGTCGTGCGGCAGACGACGACGCCGCGAGGCTCGAGGTGTGGGTGAAGTTCTGGCAGCGGTGGCACGTATGCCGCTATTCGCGCGCCCACGAGCACATACGCATCATCGCGTGTATGCGCCTGGGTGACCGCTGCGAGCCCTACGTCCGCGTAGACCTCGGCGGCCCAGAGGGGGCGCAGCCCGAGGGCGGTTGCAAGTTGGAATCGCTGTACTACCAGTGGCTGCTCGCCGGCGACGGTGAAGTGGCAATGCGAGCCGACATTCTGAGGTCGTGCCTCGAGTATACGGCGGACCGCGTTCACCTCGGCCTGGAGCTGCTCGACCAGGCGAGCCAATCCGAGGAGGATGAAGACGATGAGTAGCGTGCTGATCCTGTGCGTGGGCATGGTCTACGCGGTGGTAGCGTTTGACCAGTGGAGCAAAGGCGACGGCGGCATGGCGATCGCGTGGTTGGGCTACGCGCTCGCGAACGTGGGCCTAGCAATGAGCGCGAGGTGATCGTGCGTGAACGAAAAAACCCCGCGGGCCGATTACAGCGGCCCACGGGGTTGAGGTGGCAACGTGCCTTGATCATAACACGGTGCCGATGGACGGCAAAGCGACCCCCGGCGGGCAGGCGGCGGACCGATAAACCGCGCGGCCGACCCCGCCGGGGGTCGCCCAAACCTCGGATACAATGAGCGACGCCCTCGGGGGTCGCCGCCGTGTTCGACGAGGACGACGACGACGACCTGGACGGCACTATCGTCGAGTTCTTGTAGCCCCCCTCGCGGGTGGTGAAGTTTGGTACACTGTAGTCGCCCGCTTGGAGCGACACGGTGCCGACGAACGACGACGTCATTGATGCGGTGGCTGCGAACCTCGCGCAGCCGCGTCGTGCGCGTACCGACGCCGGCGAGGTAGAGCAGCACGAGCTCGACCGCCAGGTCGAGGCCGCGCGGTTCGTGATGCAGGCCCGCGCGACGACGAACCCGCTGTCGTGCCTCCGAATGGCCCGCATCGAGTCCCCGGGGGCCATGGGCTAATGGGCCTGCTCTCTCGCATCCTGGGTCCGTCCAGGTCTGGCACCGCCAGGCGCGAAGTCTCCGCGCGCTACGATGCCGCGCAGACGTCGGAATTGAACCGCAGGCACTGGCAGGCGGCCGACACCCTCTCGGCGGACTCGGCCCTGACGCCGGCGGTGCGGCAGCGTCTTCGCTCGCGAGCCAGGTACGAGGCCGCGAACAACGGCTACCTCGCCGGCATGACGAACACGAGGGCCACCGACCTCGTCGGCACCGGCCCCCGGCTCCTGCTCGACTGCGGACCCGACGCCGACCAAGAGCTCGTGAGCATCGTCGAGGACAACGTCTACGAATGGGGGCAGGCAACCGCGCTCGCCGCCAAGCTGCGGACGATGAGTATCGCGAAGGCAATCGACGGCGAGTCGTTCGCGATCGTGACGAACAACTCGGCCCTCCGCGGGGTGCAGCTCGACCTCCGGCTCGTCGAGGCTGAAATGGTCGCCGACCCGGTCGTGCGAATCGACCTAGCCGGCGCGGTGGACGGAATCCGCTACGACGCCGACGGCAACCCAGCGCAGTACTACCTGCTCGACCACCACCCGGGATCGACGAACCTCGGCGCGACGATGGCGGGCCGCTGGATCGACGCCCTGTCCGTCCTGCACTGGTACCACGCGACCCGGGCGGGTCAGTCTCGCGGAGTCGGGGAGGTCGTGCCGGCCCTCGAGCTGTTCGCCATGCTGCGGCGATATCAATACGCGGTCGTCACGGCGGCCGAAACCGCCGCCGCGTTCGCCGCCGTGCTCAAGACCACCCTTCCGCCGGAGGCCGTCGCTGCGCCGTCGATCGATGCGTGGGAAACCATGCCGATCACTCGCGGCATGATGACGATCGCGCCGGAAAACTGGGAACCGTATCAGCTCAAGGCCGAGCAGCCGACGGAGTCGTTTTCGGCGTTTGAGCGTCGCATCCTCATGCAGATCGCTCGCGCGATCAACCTGCCGTACATCGTCGCCACGATGGACGCATCGGGTGCGAACTACTCGACGATGCGCGGCGACTACCTCGTCTACCGCAAGCACCTGGCCGCCGAGCGTGCCGAGCTCGAGCGCGTGGTGCTCGACCCGGTGCTCTCAAGGTGGCTCGACGAGGCAGCGCTGATCGACGGGCAAATACCCGACGGCCTCCCTCCTCGCGACCAGTGGTCGTGGCGGTGGGCCTGGGACGGCCACGAACACGTAGATCCGGTCAAGGAGGCGACTGCCGAGCAGATTTCCCTCCAGGCCCATACGACGAGCCTGTCCGAGGTGTGCGCTCGCCGCGGACGCGATTGGAGGCAGGTGCTTCGGCAGCGGGCCGCGGAGCAGGCTTTCGCGGCCGAGCTCGGCATCGACCTGCAGCCTGCACCGCCGCAGCCGTCACCGCAGGAGGCCGACACCAATGCATGACCTTCGGCTCGCCTCCGAGGCGACGATCACCTGCCCGCCGATTTCCGCCGACGGCGAGTCCGCCAGCCGGCCGACGTTTCGCCTGGTCGGCTACACCGGCGCCGCGATTCGCCAGGCGTGGTCGCGCAATCCCCTCGTGGTCGATCTGGCCGGCCTGCAGGACGCCGGCCCCGTCGCCGTCATGCTCGGCCACGAGTACGACGTCGATCATGCCGTCGGCCAGGCTTCCAGCGTCACGAACACAGGCACCGAGCTCATCGTCGAAGGCGAGGTCATCGGCGGCTCGCCCGAAGTGCAGAAGGTGCTCGACCTCGCGCGTGCCGGCTGGCAGTTCCAAGCGAGCATCGGAGCGAACGTCGGCCGCATCGAAAACATCGCGGCCGGCGAGCAAGTGACGGTAAACGGCCGCGAGTTTTCTGGCCCGATCTCTGTCGTGCGAGCCAGCTCGCTGCGTGAGGTGTCGATCGTCCTGTTTGGAGCGGACCCACATACGTCCGCCGCTATCGCCGCGGAGGCGAATACGGAGTGTGAACCCATGGCGCAAGCCCATGACAAGCCCGAGGACGTCGTCGCCTCGGAAGCCACGGCGACGGGCGCCGTGGGCGTGATCCCCGTCACCGCCGGCAGCGACGGCGCGTCGCTGATCGACGCCGACACGGTCGCGGCCAAGGTGCTCGAGAAGATCCGCGGCGACATCCTCGCGAACATTCGCGCGGAGCGGCCCGCCGCGCCGGCGATCCATGTGGCGGCGCCCGCGGCCACCGACGAGCGGACGGTCACGGCGTCGCTCTGCCTCGCCGCCGGCCTGCAGGACGTCGAGCGGCACTTCGACGAGCGGACCTTGGAGGCCGCGAGCAAGCGTCGCCACGGGTCGGTCGCCGAGGTCATCGTGCAGGCCGCGCGTGCCAACGGGTACGACGGCGAGGGCTACCGGCTCAACAGCTCGAACCTGCGTCAGGTGCTGAAGGCGGCGTTCGCTACCCACGCGATCGCGAACGTGCTGTCGGCGACCTACAACAAGTTCCTGCTCCAGGGGTTCAGCGCCGTCGAGTCGGTGTGGGACCGCATCTCGCTGATCCGGTCCGTCTCGGACTTCAAGCTCGTGACCGGCATCCGCGTCAACGGCGGCTTCGAGTTCGAGGAGGTCGGCAACGGCGGAACGCTCAAATCCGCCGACGCCAGCGACGAGACGAGGAGCTTCGGCGCGAAGACATACGGCCGACTCTCGAGCATCACGAGGACCGACCTGATCAACGATGACCTGGGCGCGCTCTCGGTCGTGCCGGCCCGCCTGGGCCGCGGCGCCGCGACGAAGCTCAACAAGGTTTTCTGGAGCGAGTTCGAGTCGTCGAACGCGAGCTACTTCGCCAAGAAGACCGCCGCCGCCGGCAACGCGCTGTCGCTCGAATCGCTCGAGGCGGCGGCAACCGCGTATGCCAAGTTGACCGACCCGGATGGCAACCCTCTGGCGGTCGCGCCGAGCGTGCTGCTCGTGCCGAAGGAGCTGGAGCTGTCCGCGGCGAAGCTGATGCAGAGCGGTCTGCTCATCGGCGGTTCGACGGTCACCACGGCGAACAACGTGCTCGCCGGCCGCTACCAGATCGTGAGCTCCTTCTACCTGTCGAGCGCCACCACCTGGTGGCTCGCCGCCAGCCCGAGCGAGCTCAACGCGATGGAGGTCGTGTTCCTTAACGGGCAGCGCACCCCGACGGTCGAGCAGGCGGAAGCCGACTTCGACACGCTCGGCATCGCGGTCCGCGGGTACCACGATTGGGGCGTGGCGAAGGGCGAGTCGCGGGCGTGCTATCGGATGGCGACGGCCTGACAGTGAATCAGCGTGATCCCGGCCGGCGGTCACGATGGACCGCCGGCCGGGCCTCGAGTCTCTAAACAACGGAAAGGTAGGTGATCCTTGGCTCGCTACGTTTCATCGGCAGGGAAGATTGACCACACGCCGAGCTCGGCCGTTGCCGTCGGCCAAATGGTCGCGATCGGCACCGGACTCGTCGGCATTGCCGATCGCCCGATCGCCGCTAACACGCTGGGCGCGCTGTGCGTCGAGGGTGTCTTCGCGTGCGATAAGGCAACGACGTCTGGAACGGCGCTCACCGCCGGCACGGCCGTGTACCTCAACACCTCGACCGGCAAGGTGACGAGCTCGGCCAACAGCGGCGGGCAGTCGCCGACGACGTACCCGCCGCTCGGCGTGGTCGTGGCCGACGCCGCCGATGCAGCCGCCGAGGTGATGGTTCTCCTGGGTCGCTGATACGGCCCGTGACGTCACGGCACTGGGGGGGGCAGCGCCCAAGCGCCGCCCCCCCGGCCACTAGGAGCTGCTCGTGGGCGACCTCATCGCTGCCGGCGAAGCGTGGTTTGAGCAGCAGCGCCGCCAGCACCTGGCGACGCAGGTCGAGTACCGCCCGACGGGCGGCCTGCCGCGTTTCTGCGCGGCGACCCTCGTCGTCGGAAGGTGGGAGCGGATGGACGCATCGGGCCAGCTCGTGCGGTTTGAAACACGAGACTTTTTCGTCGGCCGGTCGGAGCTGCCGCAGGATCCGCAGCGCGGTGACACGATCCTCGTGACCGAGGACGGCGCGACTCGCACCTACGAAGTGTTCACGCCGGAGGGCGCCAGCGCCCCGTGGGCCTGGGGCGACCGAGCGCAAAAGGTGCGACGGGTCCACACGATCGCGAAGGCTTCGACGCCGGCCACGCCGCCGGCCTACCTGGTGCGTTTCACCGGCTCGAGCCGCGCGACCGCAATCACCGACGCACAGATCGCCGCCGGCCTGACCGCCGAGCTCGCGGCCGGCCGGGCGATCTCACGGTCGATCGCGTGCGACGCCGCGTACATCTACGTCGTCCTGCCATCCGCCTGGGTGGCGACGCCGCCAGTGTTCCGGGTCAATGGACTCGTCACGACGGCATTCCAGAGCTCGGCCAGGTCCGCCGTGTTTGAGGGCCAGCCGCCGACGCTCTACACGATCTATCGATCGATCTACCCGGTTACTGGAACGGTGCAGCTTGAGGTCGCGTAATGCAAATCGTCGGCACGAATGTGATCGCGCCGGTCGTGCCGCTCGACACGACAGACTCGCATCCGTCGCACGAGGCGCGTTACGGTCGCGGCGGCCTGCGCAGCGTCGCCACCGTGGCCGAGCGCGACGCGATCCCGCTGCCGCGCCGCGAGGCCGGGATGGTGGTGTATGTGGCGTCCGACCTCACGATGTGGCAGCTCGCGAACGACCTGACGACCTGGAGGCCGTTCACGCAGACGACGGGCGGCGGCGGGGGCGGCGGGCTCTCGACGCTAGCAGGTGCCGCGGACGTCGCGATCGACGACCCGCAGCACGGCGACGCACTGGTGTACCTCACGGGATTCTGGCGTAACGATTCGCAGGACGTTCTCGATGGCGGCGCTTTCTAGGAGCTAAACGATGCCCACGACAATCAGAATCAAGCGCTCGAGCGGATCGACGGCGCCGACGACGCTCGCCAATGCGGAGCTCGCCCTCGCGGAAGGCACGACCGGCGGGGCTACGCTCTACGCGGGGATCGGCACCGGAGGCCAAGGCGGATCGGCCACGGCGGTCGTCGCGATCGCCGGCCCCGGGGCATACCCGACGCTGGCCGGCGCGACGTCGCAGACCATCTCCCGCGACACGACATTCAGCGGCGCCGTGAGCCTCGGCGGCTCGGCGACTGCCACCACGCCGGCGGCGGAAGAGGACTCGACGAAGGTCGCAACGACCGCGTGGGTGCGTAGCCGCATCGCGTCGCTTGGTGCCGGCAGCGTCACCAGCGTCGCGCTATCACTCCCGTCGATATTCACGGTCACCGGCTCGCCCGTCACCACTTCGGGGACGCTCTCAGCGGCACTCGCGACGCAGTCGGCGAATGTCGTGTTCGCCGGCCCGTCCACCGGGTCCGCCGCGGCACCGACCTTCCGCGCCCTGGCGGCGGCGGATATCCCCGACATCAGCGCCACGTACCTGACGGTGGCGACGGCCTCGAGCACATACCTGACACAGGCGAACGCCAGCTCCACGTACCTCACGCAGTCTTCGGCAGCGGCGACCTACCTGTCGCAGTCGTCGGCCGCTGCCACATACGCGCCGCTCGCCTCCCCTGCCCTGACGGGGATTCCGACCGCCCCGACCCCGGCGGCGCTCAACAACTCGACGCAGCTCGCGACCACGGCGTATGTCGATGGCGCCGTGTCATCTCTCGTCGCTTCGGCCCCCGAGGCGCTGAACACGCTGAACGAGCTGGCGGCGGCCCTCGGCAACGACTCGTCGTTCGCCACGACCATCAGCACCTCGCTTGGCGGCAAGCTCGCGAAGGCCAGCAACCTGTCCGACCTGGCCGACGTCCCGACGGCTCGGACCAACCTTGGCCTCGGCAGCATGGCCCTGCAGGCGTCCAGCAACGTGTCCATCACCGGCGGCACCATCGACGGCGTCACGATTGACGGCGGGACTTTTAGCTGATGCCGAGCATCATCAAGGTCAAGCGTTCTGGCACGGCTGGAGTAGTGCCGTCGAGCCTGTCGGCCGGCGAGCTCGCGGCCAACACTGCCGACTCGGTGATCTATGTCGGGACCGGCTCGGGCGTCACCGCGATCCGGCCTCGAGTGTCGGCGACCGACCGCGTGCTCGGGAGGAGTTCCGCCGGGGCCGGCCCTGCCGAGGAGATCACCTGCACCTCGCAAGGCAGGTCGATCATCGCCGCAGCCGATGCGGCCGCGCAGCGGTCGGTGCTGGCCCTCGGTGCTATGGCGACCTCGAGCGGCGTGACGCTCACCGGAGACGTCACCGGCAGCGGCACCGGCTCGTTCGCGGCCACGCTGTCAAACAGCGGCGTCACCGCCGGCACGTATCGCTCGGTGACCGTGGACGCAAAAGGGCGAGTCACCGCCGGCACGAACCCGACCACGCTCGCCGGCTACGGCATCACCGACGCAGTGACGTCTGGCGGATCCGGCGCGAGCGGCACCTGGGGGATCTCGATCAGCGGCAGCGCGGCACAGCTCGGCGGCGTGGCGGCCGGCAACTACTTCCGCGTGGACGGCTCATACCCCAACGCCGATATGAACGTGCCGGTTGAAGGCTACTGGCACGTAGCCTCCAACGCCGCGAACCTCCCCGACGGCGCTCTGTACGGTCACCGATGGGACTACGACCACGCCGGCGACGGCAACTGGGTCGCGCAGTTCTACACGCCCACCAGCGGCGACGCGGGGCTATGGTTCCGCCAGCGACGCAGCGGAACCTGGCAGGCGTGGCGCAAGATCGTCGATAGCAGCACGGTCAACTCCTACGCGCCGACCCTGACCGGCGGTGGCGCGAGCGGTACGTGGGGAATCAACGTCAGCGGCGAACTGACAGGCACTTCGATCGGATTGGGCTACTCACTAAGCACGGCGACCGTCTCATACGCGGGCCACGCGGGTCCGCAGATTCGGTCGCAGGGCGGCGGCGCAGCCGTAATGTCATTCCATCGGCCGGGCGCTTACGCCGTAAACTTCGGCCTCGACACTGACAACCAACTGAAGGTCGGTGGTTGGAGTCTTGGGGCAAACTCCTACGTGATCCTGTCGAGCGCGAACTACAACTCCTACGCGCCGACTCGGACCGGCGGTGGCGCGAGCGGTACTTGGGGAATCAACATCACAGGAACGGCGAGCAGCGAGACGCTATCGACCGTGTGCTCGCGTGGTGCGTCAACGTCAAGCAACATCACCACCACTGGCGCGGTCTACTCCAGTAATTTCTTCCGCTCCAACGGCAACTCCGGTTGGTACAGCGAGACTTACGGCGGCGGCATATGGATGACCGACTCCACCTACATTCGCGTTTACGGAGACAAGCAGTTTTATACGGGAGGGGCCATAACGTCTGGCGCTGCGATGTATGCGCCGATCTATTACGACAGTCAAAACGCTGCGTACTACTGCGACCCCAACGGCACGAGTCGCTTGGCGAGCATGAACATAGACTCGCTGCAAGTGTTTGGCGAGTACCTCTACGTGGGCAAAAGCGACACGGCGACTTTCTCGACGATAGCGATGCGGGACAGTAACGAGGGTGAACGAATCCTCCATTGCAACAGCAACCGCATCGGCTTTCTCACGCAGGCGGGCGGGTGGGGGTCGTGGTGCAACGACGACGGGTCGTGGCAGAATGATACGGCAATGTACGCGCCGATCTTTATCGACTCAAACGACGCGACGTTTTGGGTAAATCCGGCTAATGCTGGATTCTATGTGCGAGGCGGCTCGGGACTCCGCGTGCAGTATTCGACGGAGGACTATGGTTACTCTGTCTATAACGCGGAAGGGACGGCAACGACCGTCAGGCTAGGCGCGGCGTGGGGGCGGCCCGGCGTCTACAACACCACCTCATTTACGGTCGGCGCGGAAACGCAGATCGACTTCGTCATCGCGAATAACGTGCGAATGTCGATCGCCAGCGACGGCGCGATCACGCACAACAGCACGCCGGGATTCTTCGTGCGAGCGTGGTGTAAGTTCAACGCCGCTACGTCCCCTGTGCTGTTCAATGGCGGGAATGTGAGCAGCATCACATACCGCAGCGCTGCCGGTAGGTATCGGGTCAATTTCACAACCAGCATTCCGCACACGACCGCGTACCTTGGAAACGTCAGTAACTCTGCGGACACGTTCACGAACACAACGATGCGCATGGGAACCAGAAACGTCGTGTCTGGCAGGGCAACGTGGCAAGACATCAACATTGTGGTGGCCGGCGGGCAAGGCGTCCCTGCCGCATCCGACGCGATGGGGGACTGCTCGTTTATCGCAGTCAGTTAGGCGAATTATGGCTACCGTAATTGTTCATGCAGCGCCGCCTCCCGACACAGGAGTGTGGGTTATTTTCCCAGCGGCCAACTGCCCGCTGTCACTGGACGACATAGCTAGGAAGGACGTTCCCGCTGGACTCCCATACGTCTACGTGGACGATTCTGAACTGCCCGACCAGCAGTACCGCGAGGCGTGGGACTGTGATTTCTCGGAGCCAGATGGCTATGGTCTTGGCTATGCAGGCTACATGGAGGCGAAACAGCGTGAGCAGGATGAGGCTCAATCCGACGAAGGCGGCTGAACTCGACAGGCGATCGGCAAAAGCTGCCGCGGAAGCCTGGTTCGCCGAGCAGCTCGAGGCCGGCTACACCGTGCCGGTGCTCGGCTTCCGCCTGGGCCTGCGTCAGGAGGACGTCACGCTGCTCACGGGCGCGTTCGTGCTCGCGAAGGAAGCCGCGGGCCTGGGGCTGGCCGTGCCGGCGATCATCGACGCCGACGGCGTGCCGCGCCAGCTCACGCTCGCAGAGCTGACGACGACAATGCTTGGGTACGGGCAGCGCCGCGCGGAGCTCTCCGCGCAATACGCGGCCATGGTGGCCGCAGCGGAGGAAGCATGAACGTGCAGCGCAGGATCGGTATCGCCCTGGCGTCAGCGATCACCGCACACGAGTTCGCCGGCGCGATCGAATCGGTCACGGCGACCTACCGTCGCCGGCCAGACTACCGGCTCGACCAGATCGGCTCCCTCTCGGTCAGCGTGTCACCAGGCCCGGTGGCCGTCGGGAATCAACCGGCCCCTCGTGGCGCGGACTTCTTCGACCTGACCTTCGGCGTGGTGCTCGCCAAAAGCGTCGCCTCCGAAAGCGACATCGAGCAGCTCGAGGATCTGAACCAAGAGCTGATGGACGGCCTGCGGTCGGACCTCTTCACGCTGGGCGACGTCCCGCCCGGGGTCGAGTACCGCGAGCTGACGCAGGTCATGCCGTTCGACGCGGCGACGCTCGAGGAGAGGAGCGTCTTCCTGTCGCAGATCGAGGTCGCCTACACCGTTCCGCTCGACAAGGTGAGCTGATGGCGCTGATACCGCTCGGCAATCTCGTCCCGACGGGGCAGCTCCTGCCGATGAGCGGTGGGTCCATCGGACTCGGGGTACCCGGGATTCCGATGCGGATCAACGTCGATTATTTTTTCGACCGCGCTGCCGTTCGCAATGCGATGAGCGATGCCAAGTATTGGGCGCTGTACCACGCCGGTAGCGTCGTAATGCAGATCGCTAGGCGATCGATCCGGCGAATGGGCCTCGCGCGGCCTCGCCTTCGGATCATGCAAGAGAATCCAGGGGTGCCGCTGCGGGCGCTGATGGCGGCCCCGGGGACGTCACGGCGAACGCGGGGCAGGCTCGCGGAGCGCTTGTACGAGATTGGGGCTCGACCGCCCAGCGCACCGGGGACGCCTCCGCACACGCACACCGGGATTTTTCGGCGAGGCATCACGTATGCGTATGACTCAAGCACCGAGAGCGTGGTAATCGGTCAGACCCTGGACGGCGGCAACTGGCTGGCCGCGTTGCACGAGTTTGGCGGCTACCAGCGAATGCAGGGGTGGGCCTGGATTCCGCGGTACCCGCGGTACACGCGCGGGATCATCCTCTGGCAGCGAGAGGGGCGGTCGCCGCGAAATATGGGCCGCTGGGCTCCGACCAACCTGCGGCAGAACATGAGGTACCCGGAGCGTCCGTATATGCTCCCGGCGATCGAGCGAGCCGTCGCATCCGGCCGGATCGCCCCCGAATTCCGCGATCGATTTCGTCGCGGCGGACTCTGACCACGCCCCCTCGCTAGGGTGGTATACTAGCGTCCAGACGCTAGCCCCCGTAGCCGAGGTACAGCATGGCGAGCTATTCGCTGGGCAAGGACTACACGATCACCGGCGGGATCGAGAACGTCAGCGACCTGACGATCACGCGGTCGGGCGAGCAGCTCGACGTCACGACGCGCGAAGGCACCCTGCCGCTGAAGTACACGAAGGCGGGCCTGCAAAAGGTCACGCTCGAATGCACGATCCTCGCCGAGGCCGACACGACCTACTCGGTCGGAGGGACGGTGTCGGTCGCCTCGAGTGGATTCACCGGCGACGTCATCGTCGTGCAGGCAAACCGTGACGAGCCGCAGGACGGCGTTGTGACCTACAAGCTCACGATGACGCCCGGCACCGCGCTCGCGAACCCCGTCGCCGTCTAAGGAGGACACGCCTTGCCAACGTACATCATCGGCCGCGACCAGGTCACGACTGCGCCCGGCGTCTTGAACGACAACATTCGCAGCGTCTCGCTCACCGTGCAGGGCAATGAGCAGGACGTCACGGTCTTCAAGAGCACGGCGCTGACGCAGATGGAGACGATGATCGGCCTCGTCGAGATTTCGTTTGAAGTGAATTGCACCGCGACGACCGCCACCGTCGGCATGAGCGGAGCGTTTGTTGTCGGAAACCTCGACGGTGATGACATGGAGATCGTGGCCGAAGTGACTGACGTCAAGCGGACGACGACCCCGAAGGGGGTGGACGAGTTCAGCGTGTCGTACTCGGTGCGGCCGTCCTAGATCGCATAGGACACACAGATGCCCACCCTGACCCTCGGCCGCAACCAGACGGTGAGCGTTGCCGGCGTGACGACGGGCGTGCGCGAGATCGACGTAGACATTTCATCGAAGACCCACGACGTCACCTCGTTCGACGACCCGTGGGAAACGACGCTCGTGCTGTCACGCGACATCGCGGTGCGGCTCACCGCACTGCACAAAGAGGTGTACGACGCGGTCTGGCCGAAGTACGCACAGCACCCGCCGCAGCCGTTCACCATCTCCGTCGGCGGCCTGTCGATGAAGGTAGTCGCGACCGACATCAAGATGAAAAGTCCCGTTGACGGCGTCGTGAGCTGGGACATGGAATTCCGGGCCTGGAGCAAACAGTGATGCGCTCGTTCAAGGACACAAACGGCGTTGAGTGGAAAATCGCCGTCAACGTACTGACCATCAAGCGCGTTCATGCCGACACGGGCGTCCGCCTCGACGAAATCTTCGACGGAAAGGAAAGCGTCCAAGAGTTCCTTTCCGACCAGGTCGCGTTCGCCGACGTCATGGCTTCGCTTCTGCGGCCGCAGATCGTCGAACGCAAGATGATCGCCGACGACCTGCTCGTCGCGATGGACGACTCGACGATCGAGGCGGCGAGCGACGCGCTGATCGAGGAGGTGGCCGATTTTTTCCGCGAGCCGCGCCGGACGATGCTGCGGGAGCTTCTGGCAAAGATGCGGCAGGCGGCAGCAAAGATGCGGGAAGACGCCGTAGCCGTCGCTCGCCAAAAGCTGGCGGAAATCGACCTGGAGCAGATCACGAGCGAATTGACGCGCTTGAGTACTGCTACGAACTCGCCGGCATCTGCGGAGTCGATCCCTGGGAATACACCCTCCGCGAGCTCGACATAATGGCATGGGGTCGCGTGAACGAGCAGTGGAACCACACTGCGTCGCTCATCGCAGCCCTCGCGGCGTGTCACACCGACGCGAAATCCGACCCACCCACGATGGCGCACTTTCATCCGTTTCTCGACGACCCCGCGCCGCCCGTGGCGACCGCTGACGTACTGCAATCCATCGGATTTAAGAAAAAGCAGTAGCCCATGGCACTCAGCGGCGCAATTCGTGCTGGCGGCGCGTTCGTCGAAATCTGGGCGCAGGACGGTCGCTTTCAACAGGCGATGAACCGCGTGCAGGCGCGGCTGCGGGCCACGGCGGCGTTCATGCGCCGCATCGGCACCGAGATGGTGATGGGCGGGACTGCGATCGGTATGCCGATGGTGCTGGCCGCTCGGCAGGCGGCCA